GTAATTATCAACCACCTTTGGTGAAGCGGTAGATCAAGCCTCCTGGTTCAATGGCGCGTTGAAGGATTGATTGCGTCTGGTCTGCGATCTGTTTTGACAGCATCGATCCCAGCTGCTGCGCGCCACTCTGATTGCCATCGCCGCCGCCCTGTGTGGTCACCGTCGCATCCGTGCTGACGATGATGCTGCCAAATCCGTTGCCACTGGTTGCCTTAACGCCCAGCTTGCCATCAGCGCCACGCGTCAGTGGCATAACCGCCTCCGGGCCAGCCTCACCCAGTACGCCACCTTTTGCAAACGCCGTGCGCCCTGCGAAGGTGAACGGGGTGGGCTGGTCATAGACGCCACCCGACAGCGCCTTAATGCCGGGGCCATAAAGCGCATCGCCTTTGGCGAAAAAGCTCCCGATACTTCCCATGATGCCGGACGCTCCACCCATGCTGGAAAACGCCTTCGTCAGGTCAGAGAGTGCGGAGTTAGTCAGGATGCGCATGATCTGCTGGATGGCGTTGTTCGCGAAATCCTTCCAGCCATCTTTGCCAGTCATGAAGAAGTTGGTCAGGGTATCAGTCAGCCCGGTAAAGGTTGACTGCCCAAACTGGGCCATCTGCTTATTCACATCCGCCGCTGTCTCTGCCGCATCCTTCCAGCCGGTTGACAGGCCATTGAACCAGTCATCTCTGGCCGCGTCCTGCTGCTGGAATCCTTTGGTGACCTCATCCGTGTAGCGCTTGATGTCACCCTCACTGGCACCGGAGCGGCGCAGCTTGTTCTCAGCCTGCGCCAGCTCAAGTGCGCGCTCCTGCTCACGGGTTGACTCGCCCTGGGTGTCAGTAACGATCTTGCGCTTCTCGATCATCTCCGTAATGGCGTCATTGATCTGGCGGTGCTGTTCTGACTGTTTCTTAAGGATGTCCAGCTGGGCTGATTCATCCGCATTGCGTTTGGCAATCGCCAGCGCCTGCTCTTTGACCGCCAGCACCTGCTTCTGCTCATTGGTCAGACGTTGCCCGCTCTGCTGCCGCTGCTCCAGCACGTTAATCTGTGCCAGCAGTGCTACGTACTTCTGCTGCTCCTGAGTCATCGCTTTGCCATCGGTCAGATGGTTTTTGTAGATGTACTCCTGCTGCTTAAGCTGGTCAGTCTGCATGTTCAGCTGATCGAGAAGTTTCTGGCCCGCGTCCTCCTGGAATGCTTTAGCGGCCTTCGTCTTCTTATTCATCTGGTCGGCAATTTTCTTCGTCTGGCGATCCTCTTCCGCCGTGGTGCCGCCCGTGCCGGTAACGCCCTTGTGTGTGTCGTCGTATTGCTGTTCAGCTGTTTTATTCAGCACCTGCTGCAGTCGCAGAATCTCTTTGCGGTTAGCGATGATCTGCTGGTCGCCCTTCTTAATCAGATCCTGGTTCTGGGTGTAGGCATCACTGAATGCTTCAGACATGCCGGGGAGTTTGCGGATCTGGTCGATGGTGCCGTTAACAGCCTCGCGCGCCAGCCTGTCAATATCCAGCAGGATGCCTTTTACCGACTGCAGCAGGAGGTTAAACCCGGCAACAACCTGATCGCCCATGCCGATAAGCGCCTTGCCCAGGCCGTCAGCAACCTCAATTGAAACGGTTTTAAGCGTCTTCCAGGCCGCCTCCATCTCACCCACCTGGCCCTTCATCTGCTCAGTCCTGGTGTTGACCATTCCCATCGCAGCATCCATTGCCACGCCCCAGGCCTCGGAATCCTTGCCAGCCTTCTGCAGGGCGGCGACGTGTGCCATAACGGTTGGGGTGACGAAGTGGAAAGTTTCGTTAAGCTGCTGCAGACCCTTGACCGGGTCAGTGGTCATCTTCTCCAGACCCTTCTGGAGCTTGTCAGAGTCGCCGAAAGCCTCTTGCCACTTTGAAATTGCCTCAGCGCTCTGGTTAATCGTCTCTGTCGTGTACTTCCCTGACTCCTGCATTTTGACGAGCAGGTCGGTTACAGAGTGGATCGAGTCGCCGGTTGCAGTTGAGATGCGCTGCGCTGCCGCCTCAAGATCTGCCGCGCTCTTAAATCCTACGCCGCCCGTCTCAATGATGGCCTTGTTAACCGCATCAAATCGCTCGCTGACTGAGTATGCGCTATAACCGATACCGGCCAGTGCGACACCCAGTGCGGTTGCGCCGATGATGGCTGGCGACAGGGTGGCGGCAAAGGCTTTCAGGGTGTTCTGCACACCGCCAAATGAGTCTTTAATCTGTCCGCCCTGCTGGACAAGGATAGTGAATGGAGACGTGCCCATCTGGAGCTGGGTAGCGATATCGGACATCTGCGCGGGCAGCATGCGCACGGCGTTTGTGTACTGGCCCTGGCTGATGGTAAGGTTCCGGTACTGGTTGCCCTGCTGGCCGATGGTGTTGCCCAGCTTGCCCATGCTGGCTTCCTGCCTCTCCAGTGAGGCGACAGTGTCTTTGATACGGTCAGACATCGATCCAGCTGACTGGCTGAACTCAGTAGCGGCCTTTGCGCCGCCGATGGCCTTGTCTTTGAAGAAGCCCAGCGCGCTACTGGCTTCCTGTACCTCCTGTGTGTCAACCTTTAGCGATAGGTTTGCTACATCTTCAGCCATGGCTGTTAATCCTCATTTTGACTGGCTATCTCTTTCAGTGCCGCCGCCTCCATCATCCTTAAGTCAGAGAGCGCCTGCCGCTGATCCTGAATGTCGTGTAATTCAAACAGCCACTTTGCGACGTTGTAATCAAGCCCGACAGGGCCGCCAGGACCACACCTCCACTGTGTTGACATCTTAGTGAAGACGATAAAGATGGGCCAGTTATCTTCCCAGACCTCTATGCCCTGCTCATATTCCTCTGCTGAGGATATGCCCAAAAACTCCCAGATGGCTGGCGGGGGAGGGGCCATATAATAAGCCCCTGCCGCCTCTGTTAGTTTTTTACGCGTTCCTCTTCGGTCTTGCCATTCATCATGACGCTCAGATATGCCGTAGCAATCGCATCGAACGCTTTCGCGTAGTTCTGCAACATCTCCAGGACGTTGTCGCGGCTGAACTCGTCTTTCAGCGCCCAGTCGCTGCAGATGGACATGATGTAATCAACCTGTGGTTCCATGACATCGCGTCCATCGGAAACAGCAGAGCTGATCTCATCAATCATTTTTCGGTGGGTGTCTTTCATGACATCCAGTTTCTGATGGTTGAAGGTCAGCGTCAGCTTACCCGCCTCTGGGGATGAGTCCCACGGAACCGGAATCTGTACAGTGTGTTTGAATGTAGGTTTTGCTTTGATTGTGAATGCCATTGTGTATCGTCCATAAAAAACCCGGCAGGATTGCCGGGTCTTAGTTTAGCGCGTTGTCGGGGCGGTGACTATATGGCCGCCGCCGTTCGATCATGCCAGGGCATCGACCACGTCTTTCTGATAGAAGCGCATCGTGGAAGCCATGGAGACAACGGCCTGCACGGTTTCAACGTTGTTAACTTCTGCGCTTGGGACTTCGTTGAACGAAATCTTAGCGGCATACAGACGGATTTCACCCTTGCCTGCGCGGGCTTTAGGGTTGATGAACTGGATCGCATGGATTTCCTGGGTAGCATCGCCATCCACCAGGATCGGTCGGACCGGGTCATCCATGTCATGCGTCAGGGTGTAAGTCACTGAACGGGCGTTTTTGAAGGTGTTCAGCTGGATCGCCTCATCAACCTGGAGGGGCTGGAATGAGGTGGTCTGCTGGTCGCCGCCTGCCTGCGCAACGTTGGTGATGTATGGGAAGTCCACCCAGTTGGTGATCTTGCGCAGCTCACCCTTCACAGTCGCAGAGAATGCGCCTGCCGGGTATTTGGTCGCGTCGGTGGTGTCCAGCGCGAGCGCGGTAACTGACGTTGCAGTGGCGGCCTTGACGACCAGCACCGCGTTTGACAGGCGGATCCACGGCGAGCCTGTCAGGATGAAACGGTCACCCTTAGCCAGCGCGCTTGCGCCTGCTGCGTTGTCAATGGTGAAGACGCACTCAGCCGCGTTTGACGCGCCAGTAACATCTTTGGCATCACCCAGCGCGGTTGAGAGCTGAACGCTTGAGCCGTTCGGCAATTGGTAATTTGACATATAAATCCCTCTGGGCGTTGCCCGTTAAATATCGGTGCGGTAATAAATGGAAACTGGGACATTGTAAGACACATCGTCAGAAAGTCCAGCACTGACCTGCGCTGGTCGGTCTGTGTACACACGGACAGATCCAGCCAGCGTCTCCCATCCGTTCGGGAATGCTTCAGCGATAGCCTCAGCCACTGCTTTAGCGCCTATGGTACCCATCCCGGCAGGCCAGACGACCATCACCTGAAAGATTCCCTGATAGATGCGAGTCTTCTGCTGAAGGTCGATTGAGTCCGTCACATTCGGCATGAAGTACGGCACCAGGTAGACCACGTCAGGGTCAGGCTGAAACTTTGTGTTCTCCCATGCCACCGGGTAGCCACCAGAGGCGGCGAAATCGTTTAGCGCAGCTTCCATAGCCTGCTGAATAAGTACGTTGCTCACTTGCCTCTTACCTCTCTTGATGCTGATGACACAAAGGTGCTGAAACGCTGAGCAGTCAGCCTGACCATGCCCTGCGGCGCCTGTTTGGAATGACCGTACTCAAGGCGCACCGCATACGGAACGCAGTTGGTGATCCAGATGGTTTGCTGGGTGCCGTCAAACCCCTGCAGAATGGCCTCACCCTTTGCGATGACCTCAGCAGGTCCGATGATGTCATTCTTCCAGCCGGTTGGCCGTGGGCCCACACCGACCTGCCAGTTAGCACGGAACCGGCCTCCGCGATACCCTTTAGGGCGATATATCTCGCCACCTGCGCGGCGCGTCTTCCTGAGATTGCGAACCGGCCCATGGTTGTTGTTGTATTTAGCCTCAGACAGCGCCAGGCGCTTTCTCAGGCCTTTCCTCAACTTCCTGGTGCCGTTCTTCATCTGATAGCTATACGCGTCGCTACGGTACGCCGCTGCTGTTGCCTGTGCCTGCCTTTTGCGTCTCTGCGTCTGCCTGCGGTTCACTGCCCACAGTTCAGGGTTGCCGACTGGCGACATGTTGACGATCTGGCCCAGCATTTTAAACACAGCGACTCTGACGATAGCCTGCAAGTCCTGCTCAGACTTGCCGCACCAGGCAGATACCTTGCTGATGAACTCGTCATTGATAGCCATTACGCACGAACCTGTAATTTATACGCCAGGCGGATACCGGCAGGCTGAACAGGTCCGGGATCGACAACGCGATAACTCACGCCGTCAATGCTCAGCATGTCGCCAATCATCAGCCGGTTTGCTGCCGTGCAGGTGAACCGCTGGTCACCGGCCAGGATGCGGCTGTCCTGACGCTCCATGACGCTGTACTGGGTCAGTACGCCGTTGATGGTGAAGGTTGTCGCCGGTATGGTCGTCTCCACGCCATTGACGCGCTCAACGCGAGTGGGGCGAGTCACTGTGACCGGGCGACTGAACTCACTTTTCGGGCCCAGCAGCTCATCCGCCACTTTCTTCATGTCGTCATAGAAGCCCATGGTTACCCCCTGAACACGTCAAAGTTAATGCCGCCGCTCTCTTCGCACTTCAGCCATCCACCCACCAGTGAATCCCACCACGGGAAGTCTGGCCCAGCTCCGATTGAGTTGATGTCGTATTCAACGCTCACAGCGCCACTGATAGCCGCTTTGGTGATCTGCTTACCCGATGTGATGGGTTCAAGGTCAACGCCGTCACCGACAGCCATAGCCAGCCGATATGAGGCGGTAGTGACCTCTGGAGGTGTGCCGGAAAGCTCAATGCCATCCTCATCAAACCATTTGCGCGGCCATGGTCCATCCTGCAACGGGTCAACCGGCTTGCCGATCCAGCACATTCTGGACAGGTAGTCACTCGCCCGCGTCAGCCAGACCGGTGCCAGCAATTCATCCACCGTGACGCCGCGCGCTGCTGCGTAGTCAATAAGCCCTTGTACAGTTCCGATCATCGTCGGTTCCTCATGTTGATTATCTGCTCAGAGTATACGCCAAAAAAAAGGCCCGCCGTAGCGAGCCTTTTCGTTCAGATCAGCGCTTATTTGTCGCCGAAGACTGCCACTACACCGGCCAGACCTTTCGCAGCGTCCAGGGTGCCACCAGTCAGTGGTTTGCCTGCGGTTGGTTTCCAGCGCGGGTCTGCCACTTTCCAGCTCGTTTTAGCGAACAGGGTAGCGTTAACCGGAGACGCTGAACCGGCAGATGTAGAGGTGCCAGCTGTGCCAGGATCGGCGGTGATGGCGGTGGTGTTGTCGGTCTGCTCAGTAGCCGGGGTCGGAGAGGTTGCTTTCTCACCCAGACCCAGCGCATTCGACTTGCCGACATAGGCGTAGCCTTTCAGGCCCAGGTTGAAGTGAGTCTCACCCTGGATCAGGGTAGCGAGGTTCTCTTCACCCAGAATGTCCTGAGTACGCATGACCATCGGGTTAGTCTGCACCACGGCAGCACCGGCCTGCAGAGACAGCACGCGCTGTTTTGACTTCGCATCTGCGCCAGTGCCTTCGATGGTGTCGAGGCCCATGGCATCGGTCACCAGGAACGTCTGACCCAGCGGCGACTGCATGATCATCAGGTTGTCAATGGTGAACAGTTTTTCCATGTTCCCCATGTTGCCCTCAACGATCATGTCGTTGTAGCTGGCACCAGACATGATCTGGACCACGATACGCTGGTAGGCATCACCCATCAGACGCAGGGATTTCGCAATCTGCTTCAGGTTCGGAATGCCGGTAGCGATGGACGAGAAGTCGTAGGTCAGTTCAGCAGGCGTAGCCGCCAGCAGAGTACCAACTACCACGTCAATCTGGTCCTGGATCAGCTGCTGAGCTACTTGGGTGCCCATCACTGCCGCCGCTTCCTGGTTGTTCTTGCCCAGGCGGTCCATGATTGCGCCGGTCACTTTCAACGGCCCAACACGCTGGTCCACTTTCACGGCACGTTCAAGGATCTGCTGCAGCTCGGTCGCTGACACCTTGCCAGAGCCGTATGCGTTACGACGGCTGACCATCTGCTGGGCTGCCCACATGACGCGCTCAAGGTAGTCACCAAGGAAGTCACCAGCACCGGCAACGATAGCGCCGCGGGATGCCGTGTTGAACACGTTCAGGTTTGCTTCCAGCACTTTGGTTGCAGCGGTGGAGATTTGCGCATCAAACACAATTCGGGACATATTTTTCAACCCTCGATTAATTAAAACACAGAGCGGGAGCTAAGCCGCTCCGCGCTTAATTCAGTCTACTTGCGGCATATCCTGAATTGCCTGTCGTGCAATGTCAAGATTATCAAGCTTACCGGCCTTTGGCGGCTCGATCTGCTGTGATTCGTTGCGCTTACCTGCTGGCGTGCCTTTGGAGATCGGCGCTGCCACGATTGGCGCATAACGCTCGTCAGAGCGGATTTCTTTTTCCAGCTCCTCAACGGTCAGGGCGGAAGGTTTGCCATCGGCACCCAGCACCACGATCTCGTTTTTGTCGTTCAGCCCCAGGCGTGAACGGAGGATATGCTCACCCAAATGGGCGTTCTTCTGGAAGATATTTGCACCCAGTTCCGCGACTTTCGCGCCAACTGTCAGACCGTGAATGGTCGCACCAGATGTTTTTTTATACTCTTCGAACTCAGCGGCCAGCTTGTTGTGCTTCTCAGTCCAGGACTTCTCCAGTGACTCTACGTCACCGTTTTTGCGAGCCAGCGCTTCGGCGGCCTCACGCGCTGCCTTTTCTGCTGCTGTTTCTTTCTCACGGGCCGCTTTCTTTTCGGCGATCAGTTTCTCGTTCGAGTCTTTCAGGCCAGCGACTTCTTCAGCGGTTGAGAAGTTTTTAACGTAGCCGTCGCCTTCTTTGACGAACATGGCTTTCAGCATTTCGGGCAGTGCATCGTATTCGGCTTGTGACAGTTTCATCGGCTTCCCCCAGGGTTTCCGGTTGCCTCGGACCATCCTCAGCAACGCGTGAAGAATAGCTCGCGATTTAATCGCAGTCAATCACTGGCGGCGTTGACGGAACCGCTCGATCAGCATATTATGATACCTCAATCATATTAACGAGGGTTAATGCATGTCTTACGCTGAGTTCATTCTGGAGAAGTTAATAAAACACGGCAGGCCGTCAGTGTATGCGCCATGGGTCAAGCGCGTTGGGTTTGATAAGCACCACATCAGGCCCATCTGGATGTACCCAGGCAAGCGTAAAGACGAGGAGGGGAATAGCAGGTCAAATCTGGTGTGGCTAAACCGTAATGACCACGTGAAGGCTCACATACTGCTGGCGCTTGAAACTGACACATTCAACGACTGGCATTCACTGGCGGCAATCGCCGGGATGAGGATGGTTAAATCATCCGTGAAAGCCATGGCGATGGCTGAACTTGAGCGCAGGGGATTTGACATCCTGTCGGGGAAAATTCAGCCCATGAATCTTGAGCTGGATTTGTCGCCGCTTGCCTCTGTCAGGTGATGTGGATTTTGCCTCTCATGCTGCTCCTGGCTGGGATGGATTATTTGGTGTATATCCCTATAGGGATATATACACCAATAATCCATCCCTAAGCCGCATGGAGACTGGGTTTTTAAACATCGTGGATTATTTCCCGATAATCCACTTTTATGATGCCTTTATCATTCCCTTTTGAGCCAGCTGATCGAGGGTCAAAAACTCCCCTTTGTCGTTGAACATGTCATCCGGTTTCAGCTTGCCATCCAGGATCAACTGACCCCTTTGTGGGCCGTACAAATCGTAAACGACATGTGGTTCCTGACGAGCGACCCATTGCGTGAATGACATGTCAGCGGCGACCTGTCCATTCATGCTTGCCCTGGTTCCTGCATCCATCTCCCCCGAATCAATCCCCAGCTCCTGCCATGACTTCGTCACGAAGGTGCGGGTGGAGCGACAGCAGAAGTGAAGTTTGCCCGGTCCGGCACCCCATGGGATCGCGTGTTTGATGGGCTTCGGGTTCTTGTCCAGCGTGTATAGCTTCTTGTCGCGCACCTGGCACAGGGTGGATGTGTGGCTGTCGAGCGTTGAGAGCCACTCCTGAGCCTTCAGGATGTCTTTGTTGGCCTCACCCATCAGCTCTGTCGCCGTGGCCTGATAATGTCCTACAGCCGTCTTTACGACGTTTCCCGCATCGTTAGCCAGGCGATTGAGCAGGCCAGGGTCATCCTTCGTCCCGGTGACGCGCTTCACGATCTGGTCGTGTGACTCGCCCAGCGTGTAACCGGTCTGGATCTGGCTGGCAATGGCCCCCATGGCTGACTGAGCCTGCTTCTCTGCCCAGTTCTTCAGCAGAGCACCCTGGAATGGACGCTCCAGCGCAGCTGACACCACCTGTGACGTGGTCAGCTTAGTCACCGGGAAGAACTGCTGAATGGCTTCCGGTATTAGGCTGGTGAACATGCTGTTTTGCGCCGCTACCTCAACGGCCGTGTATGCCGCCAGGCTCTTCTGCGCATCACTGGTCACGGCTTCGTACAGATCCATAACCTGATCAGTCATGCTGCGGATCATCTTCACCAGGTGTGTCTGGTTGAACGCTGCCGGACTGGGTGGGCCAATCTCCAGAGCCTGCTGGACATTCATGGCAAGGGCCAGTCGTGCCTTCAGGATGCGGGAGCGGGCATCCTGGGCAAGCTTGTTGGCGAATCGGTGGACGTAGAGGCGGCGCTTGACCGCCTCATCTGCCAACCGTTGGTTAACGGTCTTATTCATCGTTTTCCTCTTTATCCACGGAGTTCGCATCCTTATCCACGCTTATCCCATCCTTATCCACGGAGTTATCCTTCTGCATTCCGGCCTGAACCAGCGCCATCATGTTAGGCAGAGGCTCCTGATTGCGCAGCTCCGTCTCAATGTCTTCCGGCTTCTCAGTACCGTCAACCACGCCAGCGCCCTGCAGGTATTTGATGAAGTCGATCAGGCGGATTGTTCCGTTCTGAACGCCGCTCATCATGGCGACCAGAGCCTGGCTGTCAATCGTCAGGTCGGTGTAGCGCTTATTGATTTCAACGGTAGCCTCGCCACCGGCAAACTGACCGGCAAGCTCCAGCGCGGCATTGAGCGAGTGCTCCATGTTGCCCACACACAGGGACAGGATCGAGTTATCCGTTTTGGCGTCATACTCCGCTTCGGTGGCGGTCTTCGGTGCCGTGCCACGCTCAACCAGCGCCGCGCCCATCTTCGCCATCTGCAGCTCACGACGCTCACACAGCAGGGTTGAAGCGTTGCGCTCCTCTGCCTGGAGGATGTTAGCCGCCATCGGCGTGGTGCCGTTGATGCCCAGCTTAATGCCGGTGGTCGCGCCCAGCTGCACCCCTTCCTTCAGGTGGTCATCTGCCCATGTCTTCGTCAGGCCGGTCAGCACCAGGGTAGGCTGGCACACGACATGGGCAATCTCTGCAACGTCAGCCTCTGCGCAGTAGTGCTTGATATTCAGCGCAGCAATATCTGCCAGCGGAGCCTGGTCAACAGTCGCGTCGTTATCCTTCGCACCGGCCCAGAAGAACGGCAGGCGGTTGAGTGACACACCATTGGCAACGAGCGGCGTCAGTTGAGTGGCACTCAGCCCGCGAGCATAGACGGTTTCATCCTGGTTGAGGTTCTCCACCCAGACGCGTGCATGGGCTACGCCATTGACCATGCGCAGCTCGATCCACTTCGTCACCGGCAGATCGCCGAAGTCATCCACTGAACCGGCCAGCTGATCGTGGATCTTGAACACGACCAGGGTCGTGACGCCGTCCACTACGCGCCAGTTGATGATTTCCGGAGCCTCGATCAGGCGCACGCGCGCACGGTTGGCCGCCGCCTGCTCTGCTGTCTGGGTTCCGTCCTCCTCCATCATTGGCGTCTCGTAGTCCACCCAATAGCCCATACGCCCGCGCGTCAGCACCTGAGTGAGCGAGTTACGGCAGAGCTGGGCCAGTGACTGCCCTGATCCGTCCGTGTCGTTCTCCAGCAGACTGAGCGCGCCAGAGACGGCAACGGCAATCGGCTTCGCGAACGCGACACCCAGCAGCGCGTCAAGCGTGCGGCCGGTGGCATTCAGGAAGGCGGCGCGGTGCTTGTAGTTCTTATAGCGCTTAGCGGCCTTGTGTGTGTCTTTCGGGTTCACGCCAGGGAATGGGAGGTAAAGCTCACCCCTGGCTTTAATCGCGCGCTCTCCGTCCACACAGTCACGAATAAGCGCCCATTCGGGCGCATAGGTGTCATAGGACGGATGGCGGGTATCAACGTTCAAACGTTCGTTCACTGGTCTGCCCCTTATCCGTAAATGTCAAAATCAACGTCATCATGCATCGGTTTGAGCACAGGATACAGGGTATTAACCACGTAGCCCAGAGCGTCATTCATGTGGTCGTGCTTGCCCTTTTCAGGCTCTCCGGTCTTCTCGTTGTATACCTGGCGCTCCAGACAGTTGGTGACAGTCTCGCAGGTAGGGTTAACAAGTAGGCGGCGGAGATTGCGCGCATTGTTGATCAGGCTATTCATGGACAAGATGCGGTCCTGCACAGCCGGGTTTGATGCACCCGCATGGACGTAGAATCCAGCCTCCTCCAGCATAGCGATGTCTGAGGTGCTGGCGTTGTTCGTCTTGCGGTTGCGGCCTGATGCATCGGGGTAGATGTGGATGGTGTGGTAATTATCATCCCCCGCCTGGCTGCCCTCTGGCTGATACTTATCCTGAATGGCCTTGATCGTCGCCTTCGTGTCCAGCTGACCAAAGAACTCATCAACTACGTGCAGCTGCTCCACCGGTTCCATCTCGCACTGCACTGAATTGCTTAGCTCGTCCCAGTACGCCGTGCCCGCAACCGGCATCATCACAATACGCTTCACGCACACACACGACGCCTGTTTACCGACGTTGAAGTCCTGGCCGATGTGCAGGTCTTCGCCTGGGCGCACCACTGTGTCGCACTTATTCAGCTCGCGGCTGAACTCATGATAAATGGAACCCTGGGTGAGGTTGGTGAACTCGCCGTTCAGGTAGGCTTTGATGTGCGCACCAGGATAGAGTGACTCCATTCGTTCGATGTAGTCAGCCGGGAGATGGTGGTTGTCATAGGTGCGGGCCTTGATGAGGCGCTTCTGGCCTGCCTTGTACTTCGGATCGCGCGGGTTGTTCTCCAGCACAAAGATCTGGTACATGGCCCGGTAGCCTTCCGGCGTTGACACGATGACGAACTGGCGCACCTTGCCGCGACGGATACGCCCGATCAGCTTGCGGAACGCCTCAATAGCGACCTCATGCTTCGTGGTGTCGAACTCGTCGGATACGATCCAGGCGGCGTTGATACCAATCAGGCGCGAGTAGTTCTCCATTGACGCGCAGATGATACGGGTAGGCTGGTCCTCCACGACGCAGTAGAAGATATTCTCCACCTTGTTGTAGCGGTAAGGCACCTCGAACGCCTCCAGAGCCGTCTTAAGCTCTGGAACCATGATCTGGGTCAGCAGCGGGTAGGTTGGCTCCGTCACGATGCCATCACAGCCAGGGTTGAGCAGCAGCAGCTGGACAGCCTTACGGGCGGCGGAGAATGACTTACCACCACCGAACCCTGAGCACATGCCCAGGATCTGGGTGGTGGTGTCCATCATCAGCTCCATCTGGTGGGGAAGTAACGGCATCTGTTTGCGGATTTCCATGACCTCACTCATCGCCGCTGCCCTCTCCACCTTGCACATTCGTCTGCTCATCCACAGGAGGCTTGTCAGCTACGAACTCCATCACGACCTTTGTTCCGCTGCTCACTGCGACAGGGGTGGCCTGGTCGTTATCACGCCAGCCATGGTTGCATTTGAGGTCGAAGATGAAGCCGGTAGGACGGTCCACGGCGCGCGCGATTTCACCCTTCAGGAACTCCAGGTGATTCATGCAGCGGGCATAGGCAACCTTGAACTCGTCGTGCTGCTTCGTCCAGTCGATCACCACATCATGCCAGGTGCCGATGGAGCGGGCGAAGCCTCGGGTGCTGGGCATGGAGCCGACCTTATAGGCGGCATACGGACGGCCATTATCAGCGCGACCCTGCATGACCAGATCCTGAACGTCAACGTCATAGTAGTCATACATGAGTTCGATGAATGCGGGGTCATACTTCGTCGGGCGGCCAATCTTGTAGCCATTACGGCCAACGGTGAAAGAGACCTGATCGGGGTCATACTTCGGGCGGGTGTCAACGGGCTTGTCTGCTGCGGGCTTCTTACGTGGTGCCATGATTCAGTCCTCTGCTCTGCTGGCGTCGGACCATCCGATCTGCCAGGCCATCCCCCTGGGACGACCCGGCAAGTGTATAGCGTGCGATTGGTTAACGCAATTTGCGAAGGATGAAGGCGGCGAATTGGTTAAGGTTGCGAAGGACGAAGGCGGCGAATTGGTTAATTTTTCTGATTGTGAAAGCAAGGGCGCTGGCAGCAATATGCAAGGGCCAAAGCAACCAGATCACTATAAACCATACAGATTTATCCTCATCTTCTCCTCTCATAACCAAGCACGCCACCAGGAAGCCGATTAGCAGGTACAGGAAGGCGTATGCGGCGATAATCATTCATCACCCCAACGTGCATTGTGCTGAGCTTCCATGATTTTATCAATCATCGCGTCCAGCTTACTGGTTAACAGCCCCAAACCAGCGCTGTAGACGATGGTAGTCAGAGTTTCGCGGGTGAGGGCAGGAACCTTCACCACCCCAAACTCAAGCGGACCCATAACCATCCCC